GGTTAAGGCCCTGCAGAAAACCATGCAGAACAGCGCGGATGCCGTCAGCAAGGCCCAGACCGACCTGAACAATGCCAAGGCATCTGTCAAGGAAACGGAAGCTGAAATCCGGAAGCTGACGGAACAGCTGTACCGGATGCAGTCTGCATGGACGCAGGCTGGCGAATCCCTGACTGCGATCTCTAAGAAGTGCGAGACCATCTCCAAGGCCATGACCAAGGCCGGGAAAAGCCTGACCACCCATGTCACGGCTCCCATCACGGCACTTGGCACTGCCGCCATTAAAGCATCTGTGGATTATGAATATGCCTTTGCCGACGTGCGGAAAACTGTGGATGCCACGGAAGAGGAATATGACCGTCTTTCACAGTCCGTGAAGCAGATGAGCACGGAAGTCGCCGCGTCCGCTGAGGACATCGCCGAGGTCATGTCCATCGCAGGCCAGCTGGGCATTGAGAATGAGCACCTGGCTGAATTTACCCGCACCATGATCGACCTGGGCAACAGCACCAACCTGGTGGCTGCGGATGCCGCCAGTGAAGCAGCCCGGTTTGCCAACATTATGGGCATGAGCCAGAACGAGTTCCAGAATCTCGGCTCCACGCTGGTCGACCTGGGCAACAACTACGCCACCACTGAATCGGAGATCATGGCCATGTCCCTGCGTCTGGCTGGCGCTGGTAAACAGGTGGGGCTTTCGGAAGCGCAGATACTGGGCTTTGCCGCCGCCCTGTCCTCCGTGGGCATCGAAGCGCAGATGGGCGGCTCTGCTTTCAGTAAGGCGCTCATTAAAATGGAGGTTGCCGCCGCCACGGGCGGTGACGCTCTGGAGGACTTCGCCCGGGTCTCCGGCATGAGCGCGTCCCAGTTCAAAGAACTGTGGGAACGAGACGCCGTCGGGGCCTTTCAGGCGTTTATTGTGGGCCTGTCCAAAATGGACGAGGAAGGCGTCAGCGCCATTAAGACTCTGGACGACATCGGGATCGCCGAGATCCGGCTCAGAGACACACTTCTCCGCGCCACCAACGCCACCGAGCTTTTCAGCAAGACGCAGGCAACCGCCAATAAGGCGTGGGATAAGAACACCGCCCTGACGGAGGAAGCCAACAAGCGGTATGCCACCACAAAATCCCGCCTGACCAACCTGAAAAACACCGCGCTCATGTTCGCCCGGCAGATCGGTGATGATTTGAATCCCACCATCCAGAAGCTGATCGACAAGGCCAATGACCTGCTGCAGAAGTTCCTGTCGCTCGACAAGGGGCAGCGGGAATCTATCGTGAAATGGGCCGCCTTTGCCGCCGCTGTCGGCCCTGTTGTGCTGGTTTTGGGCAAGGTCGTAGGCGCGGTGGGCACTGTCACAGGCGCTCTGGGGAAAGCCTTCACGGCGCTGGGCGGTTTCTCCGCCAAAGTCAGCATGGCGGGCGGAGGTTTGGGCGGACTGGTCAAAACGCTGGCTTCCTCCAAGCTGGCCATGGTGGCCCTGTCCGCCGCGCTGGTGTATGGGGCTGTCAAGCTGGTGGACGTCGCGTCCGGAGCGAAAGCTGCCCGTGAAGCCCTGGAGGGCATGGCGAAAACTGCGAAGGAATGGAAAGAGACCGCTGCCGAAACCTTCTACGGCAATTCTCAGGGCCTGTCCTTCTTCGGCATGAGCAGGGATGACTTCACCCGCGAGGTAGCCAGCAGCCGGGACTGGATGAACGGCCTGCTGGCGGTATGGTCGGACGGCAAGAAGGAAACCAATGAAATCGTCAGCGAATGGACGGATTCCTTCAAGAGCCTGACCGCCAGCACCCGCACCGAACTGGAAAATCTGAAACAGCAGGCGGATAAAGCCGGGTACACCTCTGTGTCCGAGCAGCTGCAGGGCGATATGGACACGCTGGATGCCATGGACAAGGAGATCGCCAAGCTCCTGAAGAAGCGCCAGAATAAAATGCTGACGGAGAAGGACAAAATCCGCCTGCAGGAGCTCATCGACACCCGTGAAGCCATCGAGGTGAAATACCACCTCTCCGCCGCCGATACGGACGGTTTCGATACCATCCGCAATAAGGTGGAAGCGGAAGTAGCCCGTGCGGAAGCCCGTGGGCAGGAGGTAAGCGCCAGCGTGTACGAAAACGCCATGGTGGCCGCCGCCGAGGGCATGGCGACTGTCAATTCCTCGCTGGACGCGCAGTACGACAAGGAATACGCCCTCATTCAGCTGATCGAGGACAGTACCGAGCGCCAGCAGGCCATGGACGCGCTGAATGCCAAATATAATGAGGACAGGCGCTCCGCCGCTTTGGAATACGCGTCCCTCATGGCCGATGTGGTGATGCCCGTGTGGCAGCAGGAGGACATTCAGACCGCCAAAGGTCAGGTGGGCGACCTGATGCAGCTGCTCCGTTAGTACAGCGCCGCATCCACCGACGCGGAGAAGAAATCCTTCCTGCCACAGTTAAACCAGCTGACCGTCAGCATGGATGAAGGGGTGCTCACCGAGTACGTGGGTCTGCTCACCCAGATCCAGAGCCTTCTGGATAGCGGCATGACGGAAACCGAAGTGCAGGAGCTTTTCCCGGATATCGACTTTTCCTCCGCGCTGGAGCAGCTGGCCGCCATTCAGACCTACCTGAACGACAACAAGTGGGACACCAACCTCACTTCCCTGAAAGAGATGTTCGGGGAAGCTGTGGGCGAAGAAGTGCTGAAAATCGCCACCGATCTGGACATGACCGGGGCCATGGAGCGCTGGCAGGAATGGGCCAGCAATCCGGGCGCGATCACCACGGACGCCATTATCTACGGATACACGGAAGCGGAAAACGCCGCCAAACAGCAGCCCATTGTGGAAGCCTTCATCAGCAAGTACACCGAGGTGGAGGACGGCGCGGACAAAGCGTCTCTGACCCCTGAGGGGCTTGTGGCTTACGTGCAGACTTACGCGGAAGCCACCACTGGCGCGGATGTGTCCGGGCTGAATCCCACCAATGTCACCGCCATGGTCAGCGCCTACAAGGAACTCGCTGCCGGAACGGATGTCACCCAGTTGAAGCCCAGCGACATCACGGCCTATGTGTTCAAGTATCTGGAAGAGCATGAGGTTGACACCACAGGGCTGACCCCGGACGGCGTGACCGCCTTCGTTATGGCCTACGAGGAAGCCACAGGCGGCGCATCCACGGCGACCCTGAAGCCCTCCGATGTTGTGGGCCTTATCACCAAATACGCGGAAGCGGAAAACGTGGATGTGTCCGCGCTGTCCTCCGCGCAGGTGGAGGGTATTGTTACCAAGTTCGCGGAAGCCACAGGCTGTGATAAATCCGAACTGCTGAAGGAGTTCACCGCCTACATCACCGAGTATAGAGAAGCGGCGGGCGTGAAGAAGCCCACCCTCAACCTACAGGTGGGGCTGACGGGATATGACCTGCTGGCCTATCGCCGCTGGCTGAAGAACAACAAGGTGGAAGTAGAAGGCATCGTCCGCCTGTCGGAAGCGTATGAAGACCCGTCCTCCGTGCTGGGCGAATCCGGAGTGAAATACTGGAAGGACGGTCAGGAAATCCCCGTCACCGCTGTGACCTCAGATATGCTGCACCCGGACGATGTGGCCATCCTCGACAAGGACGGCACCATGCACGTGCTCATCACCACCGAGGTCACAGGCGCTCCGGAAGCCATCGCGGCAATGCGCCAGCAGGTGGCCGAGGTGGATCAGCTGGGCATGACCAAGCTGGGCACCGCCCTGACGGGCATTATGCCCACCAGCCTTATGGGCTTTATCAGCGCGGCTGAACGGCGCATTGAGACCGCCAAGAATGATCTGGGTAAATGGTACAACTTCATCTACGGCGGAGACGAGGGCATCCTGAAAACCCTGGACAACTCCATGCAGATTGACTTTGACCCGGAGAATGTAGCCCAGCTCTCCACCTATGTGGCCGAGGTCGTGAAGGCCATCCAGAACGGTGAAGCGGTGTCTCAGGAGGATATCGACAACCTTACCAAAATCCTGCAGTTCGTGGAAGACCTGGACTCCGTGGGTGTCGGCGAAAACGTGACCGCTGGCATTGCGGAAGGCATGACGGAAGCGGGCTGGGACACGGATGCGGAGATGCTGGCCACCAATCTGGAAACGGCGATTAACTCCGCGCTGATCATCAACAGCCCCTCCGAGCGCATGAAGCCCGCCGGTGAGTATGTGGCGGCAGGCATCGGCGCGGGTATGGGCGAATACGACTTTTCTGCGGATGCCAGTGCTCTTGCCGCCAGTCTGGAAAGCGCCATCTCCGCTGCCTTGACATCTGAATCCCTGACCCCGTCCGGGACAACGGCCATGGCGGGGCTGGCGGGTGCGCTGTCCGCCTATGACATGAGCAGTACGGGTATGACTATTTCGGGAAACGTGAAAACGGCGCTGTCCAACAGTCTCACCGCCGCCAGCCTGAAATCCATCGGCACCAACGCCATGGCGGGCCTGAAGGCGGGCATTAACGCGGGGCGCTCCGGTGTGATCTCCGCCATGCAGTCCGCCGCCCGTGCCGCCGTGAACGCCGCAAAGAAGGAACTGAAGATCGCGTCTCCCTCCCGGGTGTTCCGGGATGAAGTCGGCTCCATGACCATGAAGGGCTTTGCGGAGGGCGTTTTACAGGAAAGCCGGGTACAGGCTCACATCGTGAAAAATGCCGCCCGATATCTCACAGGGGAAGCCAAAGAAGGCACGGTCGCTTTTGGCTCTACAGATAATCGAAAGACCTACAACAACACATCTTCCGTCAACCTGTCCGGGAACAATTTCTATGTGCGGGATGAGCAGGACATCCGCTCCCTGGCCATTGAGATTGCCACCCTGACAAGGAGACAGCAGCGCGGGCGCGGCCTGCGCATGGCGTAAGGTTTAACTTGACTTTCAGCCCGTTCAGAGGGATAGATACCACACCCTGAAAACGAAGGAGAAAACCGCCATGGGATTTACGATGCAGATCAGGCCGGAAGTGCTGAAAAAGCTCCGGGAGGATTACCCGCCCGGATGCCATGTGGAACTGGTGCGGATGTTTGAGGAACCGAGGAAGGACATGCTGCCCGGCCTCACGGGAGAAGTGATGTTCGTGGACGACGCGGGCGGTGTGCATGTGGCATGGAGCAACGGCTCCACCCTCGCTGCCATCCACGGCATCGACATCATCCGCAGAATCGACTGATACAAGCAAACGTCATGGGCTGCCCGTCAAAAGGCGGCCTTTTGACGTATTGGAGGACATTATGCAGGACTATTTCATCTGGAACGGTACCGACTGCCGCCAGTACGGCATCCATGTGACGGAGCAGCCGCCCGTGACCATTCCCGCCGAACGCAGCACCCAGATCAATGTGCCCGGCAGACCGGGAAGCCTGATACAGCTGGAAGGCGAAGATGTGTACGACGATCTGTTGCTGACCGCCACATGCTTTATCTCCGATCCTGCCCAGATCCCGGCCATCGCCGCCTGGCTGAAAGGCAGCGGCATGGTAACCTTTGCCAACCGGACGGGCGGATACTACAGGGCGCGGATCGCCAACCAGATCCCCTTTGAAAAGGTGCTGAGGGGCAACCCGCACTGTACCTTCGCTGTGAATTTCCGCTGCTTCCCGTTCTGGTATCAGGAGAATGTGGCGGACATCACCGTCACCCAGTCGGGAACGATGGTCACCAATCCCGGCAGCGTATACGCTGAGCCGCTTCTCACGGTATACGGCTCCGGGGACATCACGCTCATGGTGGGCACGACCATTGTGGAACTGGAGGACATTTCCAGCAGTATCGTTATTGACTGTGCTCTGAAGGAAGCCTATCTGGGAAATGCCCTGATGAACGACCACATGGCTGGGGATTTTCCTGTGCTGAAACCGGGAGCGAATGCCGTCAGCTGGTCTGGAACGGTGACAAGAGTGGTCATACAGCCAAACTGGCGATATCTGTAATGAACCGAGGTGATTCCCATGATCTGTGTTTATCCTGCCGACTGCGCGGACTTCTCCACCAACGGAAACGGCACTCTTTCCCCGCTGTCGGCGAACGTGACGGAAACGCTAAACGGCGAGTATGAACTGGAACTGGTGCATCCCATTGATGAAGCCGGGAAATGGCAGCGGCTGGTGGAGGGATGCATCCTCCGCGCTCCGGTGCCTGCCGCCATGACGCCCCGCGTACACTTCTCCGCGCTGGGCGACGACAGCGGCGCGGAAGTCTGGCGGGTGAACACCGACTTCTCCGGAGCGCAGACCCGGAAAGGCACACTCCGGCTCCGTTCCGGCCCCGGCACCAAATACAAGACGCTGGCCAGCTACAAGCACGGCTCCCTTGTTCAGGTCGTCACCAAGACCAACAGCAGCTGGTATGAGGTCACCGCCCCGGATGGGAAGCACGGGTACATGTCCACCACCTATTTGGTGTTTGATCACAGGGAAAGCTCCGCGTCAGAGGCAGTATCCTCGACAGTAGAGGAACGCCAGCTGCGGGATCAGCCTTTCCGTATTTACCGGGTGGTGCCGGAGATTGACAAGATCACCGTTTACGCCCGGCATGTGTTCTACGACCTGCTCGACAATATGATCCAGTCCTACAAGCCCTCATCCGCAGCGGTGGGGGCTTCTGTTGTGCAGACCATTTCTTCTTCCTGCTTATCGGAGCATGATTTCACCTTCTATTCCGACCTGGACAGCCGGGCGGAGGACGTGGAGTTTGTGAACATCAATCCCGTGGACGCCCTGCTGGGTGAAGGTGGTGTGGTGGAGAAATACAAGGGCGAGCTCACGCGGGACTGGTGGGATGTATTTCTGGTGAAGCGCGTGGGCCAGGACAGCAACGTGCAGATCAGACAGGCGAAAAACCTGCTGGGCATCAGCTATGACGTTGACCTGACCGATGTGGTCACCCGCATTATGCCCACAGGCGAGGACGCGGACGGAAACGTGCTGTACCTCCCGGAACTGTTCATCGACAGTCCGCTTATCGGGAATTATACCCACCCGAAATGGATCCACCTTCCGGTTTCCGACGCCAAAGAAAAGACCGACGGCGACGACCAGAAAACCAAACAGCAGTGCTACGCATCCATGCGTGAAGCTGTGCAGGCGCAGTATGACGCGGGCTGCGATATGCCCACCGTCACCCTGAACGTGGATTTCATCAACTGCGCGGAAACTGAGGAGTACAAGGAGTACGGCTTCCTGCAGAACATCTACCTGGGGGACGCTGTGCGGGTCATCGCGCCCCGAATCGGGGTACAGGTGTCCATGCGTATGACCCAGTATACCTACGACTGCCTGACGAAGAAGTACACCAGCATGACCCTGGGCACGGTGGCCGATACGGTGGAGGGCAATACCATCTCCGCGAGACAGCTGCCCAGCGGTATTATCACCGGGAGCAAGCTGGCTATTAACTCCGTAGGCACAGGCGCTCTGCAGTCTGGCTCGGTCGGCTCTGTCCAAATTCAGATGGCAGCGATTGAGACCGCGCACATTCAGGACGCGGCCATCTCCAACGCCAAAATCGGACAGGCCGCCGTGGGCACCGCCAATATACAGGACGCTTCCATCGTGCAGGCGAAAATCGCTGAGGGCGCGATTGGCACAGCTCAGATCGGTGACGCCACCATCGACCGGGCGAAAATCAAGGAAGGCGCTATCGGCTCGGCACAGATTGAAGATGGCGTAATCACCGCCGCGCATATCGGCGCGGGTGAGATACAGGAAGCCAATATCCATGACGGAGCCATTACCCATGCCAAGATCACGGATGGCGCTATCCGGAACGCGCATATACAGGACGGCGCGATTGATACGGCCAAAATCGCGGACGCGGCGATTACCAACGCCAAGATTGACGGCGCGGCCATCGGCACGGCGAATATTCAGGATGGCGCGATTGTGCGGGCCAAAATCCTCGATGGCGAAATCGTCACCGCGAAGATCGCCGACCTGGCGGTGACCGGGGCGAAGATCGCTGACCTTGCTGTTACGACCGCCAAAATTGCCCAGGCGGCCATTACCAACGCTCAGATTGCCAACGCGGCAGTGGATACGGCGCAGATTGCCCTGGGCGCGATTACCGCCGCCCTGATTGCGCAGGGAGCTGTGGGGACTGCCCAGATTGCGGATGCCAGCATCACGGACGCGAAAATCGTGGAGCTCACCGCCAACAAGATCACAGCGGGCACACTCTCCGTGGAGCGGCTCATCATCCGTGGGTCGGAGCATAGCCTGATCTACGCCATCAACAACATGGGCGAACTGGTCTCCGCGCAGGTGGATACCATTGACGGATATGTGCTGACGGAACGCACCATTACGGCAGACAAGATTGTCGTTCATTCCATCACGGCAAACGAGCTCGCCGCCCATACCATCACCGCCAATGAAATCCTCGCCGGGACGATCACGGGAAACGAAATCGCCGCCGCCACCATCGAGGGCGCGAACGTGAAGGCCGGAACGCTGACCACCAGCCATGTGGCGGCGGACTTCGGTGAATCCCTTGATCTGTCCAGCAACCAGTCTGTAGCTATCTCGGTGGAGAAAGCCCTCAGCGATATGGAAGTGGGCGGCAGGAACTACGCCTTGCAGTCCGGCTCCGAGCAGACGGACACGGATGACGTCATTGCCCGGTATGCGCTGGCGGAGCCGATGGAAGAGGGCGAAACCTATACCGTTTCCTTTTCTATCTCCATGGAAGACCTGAGCTATGTCACCCTCCGTACATCAGGCGGGAATCAGGTGCTGGCCACCGTAAAGCTGCTGGACGTGGATCGGCAGACATCCCATGCCACATTCAAGGCACAGTACGCTCCCGGGAAAACACCGGACGACAATCCTGATTTTGCTGATGTCATGATTTACCGGGAGCCTGTGGGAGACGCTTCTCCGGGAACGTCCACCATTCACTGGTTTAAGCTGGAAAGAGGCAGTATGCCCACGGACTACACCGACGCCCCGGAAGACTCCGAGGAAGCACTGGAAACCAAGCTGGCCTCCGTCCGGGCGCAGATCAGCACGGAAGCGGACAGCATCCGCTCCGAGGTGAAGGCCACCTATGCGCTGGCCAGCGACATGACGCGGGTTACCCAGCAGGTGGGTACACTCTCCGAGCAGACCGAAAGCAATTACACCTGGGCCGTCACCCGCATTAATCAGATGCAGCAGGACATGGAAACCGCCCAGGAAGCCACCGAGGAACAGCTGGCGGTATTCCGCACCTACATGACCTTTGAGGAGGACGGTTTGGTCATTGGGAAAACGGGAAATCCCTTCACCTTCCGGGTGGTGAATGACAGGCTGGCGTTTTATATGAATGACACCGAAGTGGCGTACCTGTCCAACAACAAGCTCTACGTCACGCAGGCTGAAATCCTGTCCAAACTCATCATCGGCAAGTTTGCCTTTGAACCCCAGAGCAACGGAAACTTATCCCTGATCTACAACGGCTAAGGCCGGGAAAGGAGACAACATGGCCACCACAGTATCCTATGCCGCGTCCATGGTCACACGGAAATACACTTCCTCTTCCAATGCCAAGAGCGGCGTGGCGTCTCAGGAATTCTACGATTCCAGCTACAACTATGTGGGCATCCTCTGCTTTTCCGGCATGAACCTGGCCAACAAGGTGATCACCAGTATATGGCTGGACATTGACGCAGCCAAGGCAGGCTATGGCGCGGGCAGCAGCAAGCTGGCCTTCCTCAGGAAAGCGAACTACCAGAACAGCATCGCGTCCGGTGTAGCTGGCTGGGAATATGTGGGCGATGAACTGGGCACCTTCGAGGGCTCGTTCTACGGCAACTCCACCAGTTATTACATCACGGGCGACCTGTTTAACCAGATGGCAGCATACATTGCCCAGGGCAACAACAGCTTCACCCTGTATAACCCTTACGCCAGCGCATCTTCCCACGGATATTCCTATAACTACTTCCAGTGGGAAAGCTGCGTTATCACCATCACCTATGAGGAAGCGGTCAGCCAGCCGACTGTTTCATCCACATCGGTGAATCTGGGCAGCGCGGTGACGATCTACACCAACCGGCAGAGCACCGCCACCACGCACACCATCTCGTACTGGTTCGGCAATGCCAGCGGCGCGATTGCCACCAATGTGGGGGCATCCGTCAGCTGGACGCCGCCTTTGTCGCTGGCCAGCGAAATTCCCAACGCCACCAGCGGCATCTGCACCATCACCTGCAACAGCTTTGTGAACGGGACGATCACGGGTACACGCACCTGCACTCTGACGCTGAATGTACCCAGCACGGTGGTACCAAGCATATCCTCGGTGGCGGTGGAAGACACGAATACCACGGTCAAAGATAAAATCGCAGCCTTCGTGAAATCGCTCAGTACTCTGCAGGTAGCCATTACGGCGGCGGGGATTTATGGTAGCACCATTTCTTCCTACCGCACCTCGCTGGATGGTGTTTCCTACACGGCGGCGTCCTTTACCGCCAGCAAGAAGCTGTCGACCGCCGGGGATATGACCATGACGGTTACGGTCACCGACAGCCGGGGCAGGACAGCCACTTACCAGACCACTTTCAATGTGCTGGATTATGCGGTACCGTCCATCAAGAAGTTTTCAGCTGAACGATGCAGTTCGGATGGCTCGGCGGCACAGCTGGACGGTACCAATGTGCGATACTCCTTTGAG